TGTCATAACTATCTCCTAATAAACGAACGTTTCTGAAAAGTTAAAAATCTGATCAAATGTTCTCAATCCTGCGGTTCCAACCCAGCCTGCCTCCACGGGTGTGTCCCCACCTTCCTGTTCCTGCGCTTTCAATATCCAGAAACTCCTGTTTTTTGTGAACCTGTTATATTTGAGCATGGATCTCACCCGGGAAGACAACCCTCTGGTTTTTATGTATTTGGACATGTTATCCTTTACTTGATGTATTCCTGCCTGCTTCCACGCCCCTGATCCCGTTTCACATGCCCGTCCATAAACTCGACAAACACCTCTCCATCGAACTCATCTTCCACAACACTTGCGGCGATGCGAGTAAGCTTCATCTTGTATAGCGTGGATACTGTTGTATTGACTGCTGGGATATCCTCAAACCCTAAAACAGAATGTGTCCCAGACAAATCCGATGCCATAGTCTTTTCACCAACAAACGGAGAACCTGTCGGGACTGCCCATACACCATTGATGCCAGCCGCGATTACATCGAGTTGAAATTTAAATTTTTTCCCCGTTCCATCGCTTGCAGGGGTGAAGTGAATGTGCTCATAAAGAATTTGATTCAAAGCTACTCCATGTGAGGTCTGCACCGTCATGTACAGCTCATCAGCAAGCGCAAAGCCGAGAGCTTTGAACAGTACACCGCCCCCGATACCATACGCATAGTCTCTCCATGTAGGAGCGTCTCCTCCTAGTTTGGCAGAAGCTGTATTGCCTTGGATATCATCCCACCCCAAGACAGCAGAAGGGTCGCCGTCATACGAAATTTCCACCGTTTTATCCACCACTACCTGAGTTTTTACTGTACTCATTTTTTATGCCTCCAGATAGTAAGGTTCGCCGTCAGCCAGCAGATAGGCATATCCCCCGGCCAGTCTGTAAAAAGGGAGAAGTTTCTGCGCTTTCAATGCCCAGAAACGCCTGTCTCTGGTGAACCTGCTGTATTTGAACATGGACATCACGCGGGAAGACAACCCTCTGGTTTTAATGTATTTAGGCATTATGAAATCTACTACGTTTTAAGAGCCGCCAGTTCCTTCAGGAGGAACTCCAACCTGTTGCTTTTTGTCTTGGCCTCGATTTTCTTCTGCATGGCCAGTTGTTCGATAAGTGGTATCTGAACATTGAATGTTTCCAATTGCACACTGACCTCGGAGAGGTCTGTTCTCGCCTGCTTGATGACAAGCTCGGCCTCGCGGATAGTCTCAATCAGCTTATCGTACTTGGCCTGATAGGCACGATAGCGGATAAGTTTTTGTTCTTTTGATTTAAGGATCTGTTCCTGCGTCTGTACAGGCGGAGGGGGCGGCGGAACTTCTTTCGCAACCTCTGGATAAATAACGGGGGCGGGCTTGGGACTATCGTCCTGTTTTTCCTCATCGACAACTGGTTCTTCTACAGGAGGCCGAAGCTCTGCGGAAGGTTCTTCAGTCACAGAACTGGTATCCTGTTTTTCGTCCTCAGCAACAGGTTCTTCAGTCTTTGAGAGAGAAGCTTCAAGTTCCTCCAGTGTCATGGTTTCAGCCCCCTCGATGCCTAAGCTTGTCGCGAATTCACGAAGAGCGTCAAGCTCTGGATCAGGTTCGTTGGCCTTAGCTTCTTTTTCTTTGGCCTCTATAGCCGTTTTGAGTTTAGTGCGATCCATGGCATTGACTTCCTCAATACCCAGACTCTTTGCTTCCTTGCGAAGCTCGATCAGTGATTTTTCTTCAGTCATTTTGTTTTCCTCTTGGTCTTTAGGTTATAGTAAAAAAGCCCCCCGCCCGAAGACGAAGAGCTTTTTCTGTTGCTGTTTCTAACCGTTGGTCAGAAGTCCAGCGATGCCGATCCGCTCACGGTCACCTACAGGCACCGTGCGAGTCCAGTTGACCGCGAGGGCAAGCTCCGCATAAGTCGGAGATTCCCCGGCCATAGACGAAGAAGTCCATGTATAGCCACGCGGATGTACAACCCACTGCTTGCGGTCGTACAGGGTTTCCTGCCCGGCACCGTTGCCTGCCGCTTCATCATAAGCGATAGCGGAAGGGTTCTTGCCCACACCACGGCCAAGGCCGAAAGAACCGGGGGCAAAAAGCACTGAGTAGTAACGGACAAGGTTACCGCCACCGGGATCATACGTCACGGTCGGAGCGTTATTGTACAGGAAGATCCTTGCTCCCATGTACGTCGGGATCAGGCGATCACCTTCCGATGCCGGGATGAAGTCGATCAGGTCGAGCTTCCGCATGCGGTTGAACACGATCGGATGCGTCAAAAATCCGGAGAGCTCTCCCATGTATTCCCCCATGGTTGCATCCGCATCAAGGAACGCGTCTGCCGAGAACAGGTTCCCGTCGACAACCGCACTGCCTGCATCCACGGACGACACATCGTTCACAAGGTCTCCGCTGAAATTGGCAATGGAATCAAGCAACAGGGCCAGCGCGGTTTTAAACGCACGAAGCTGAAGGTCATTGTTCCAGTAGGCAGTGGTCTGGGTAAGCACATCATTCATCGGATCGCTTCCTGCGATATCGACGGCGAGGTTCATCGTGCTCCAAGACTGGTTGACGCTCTGACGGATCGCCAGCTCGGTGCGAGTCGTGAACTTTTTCGGAGTCGAAGTCACGGCTGGATCATCTCCAGACACATTCGGCTCGTCTGACACAACAATTGCATTCCAGTGAGGTGCCGTTACCGTAGTACCCGGGCCTGCGAGGAATTGATTGAACCGGGGGACTTCCACGGCCAGTCCGCAATCGATCAGTGCGGATTTTGCGATGACGCGATCCAGTGAATAACTATCAAACACCTCTGGATCAAAGATGTCGGTAATACGGGTTTCAGCCATTATACTTCTCCATTTTAGTTGTTTTTAAAACCATCTCGTGCCATGCACTCGATCGACTCATATCCGACCATGCGGAGGCCCGTGATCAGGGAAGCACCATGGCTCTCTTATCAGGCTGTTCTTCTTGTTTCATGTTTTTGGTAAGTTGTCAAAGAAAAAAAGCGACTCTAATTAGGGCCGCTTTTTAGCCGGGTCTTTTGAAGTTTTCTACTTGCTTGCGGCCTCGTGCTGTTTCTTCAGCTTCTCGTACCGTACCGGATCGCTTTTTTTCAGGAGCATCTGATCCGAAATATTCTCCGTTTTAAACGGGTTGCCGCCGCCGCGATCACCCTCGTTGCCCCCGAGAGCACCACCGCTCTTGGAAGGCTCCATGACGTAGGAGTTCTTATCACAGAACTCTTCCAGCCACTCGCTGGTGTTCAGTCCAGCATCTGTCCTGAACTCCGAGGACGCTTCGTCGAATGCCAACTCGTCTGCGGCGAACCGTAGGATCGCCGACACTGAATCTTTGCGAATGCCTTCCTTCTTGCTTACTGCCTCGAAGATCGCGTCGCGGCGATGACCCTGAACCAGACTTTGATTGGCCGAATCTCGACTGGCTATAGCTTCATCCCGTTCCTTGGTAACTTTTTCCAGTTGCTTCTGGATCGGTTTGGTCTTGGCCTCAACCAACTGTGCAAGTTTTTCCTCGTCGGGTTTGTCGCCTTTTTCAACCTTGATGCGAAGCTCTGAAAGCTCCTGCAAATCATCGTCGAGAGTTTCAGGATTGTGGTCGCCGAACTTGGATAGCTTTTCCTTGGTCGCTTTGTGTTCAGCCCGTTCCTTTACAAGGCTCTCCTGAAGTTTCTTGGTATCCTCTTCGGTCTTCAGCCCTTCGATACCTGTGACGACCCATTCGCCATCCTTTTCTGTGTAAAGGGATTCAAACCCTTCGGGTATTTCTTCTTTGTCTTTATATCTTGTCTTTAACATGACTTGGTCTCCTTCTATGCGGTTTTAATTTTCATGATGCCTGTTTAACATATACCAGCCAGCAGGCAAGGCTATTTATCTGTTAAATGTTATACCTGCGTCTTTAAAAGCCTGTCCGTGCTCTTTAAACAGTTCGTCAAGCCTCATGGGAGTGCCGTCACGGCGAAGCATGTCCCCAATCGAAAGATTTCCATTGCGGAACAGATCCCCTTTGGTTCTGCCAAGAACCTGATTCTGGGTCTCTGTATCCTGTTGCTTTAGCCACTCTTCATAAGTGATCCCGCCTTCCCCTTCGCCTTCGCCCTCGAAAAGAGGCACACGATAGGATCGGCAGTTACGATGCAGAGGAGGATACGGCCCCTCGCCCACTCTGTAAACCGTACCGTCGAGCGATGCACAGAGCATGGTTGTTCTTGAATCGAGAATGGCTGTATACCGCTCTTTTTGTATGAGCTCCTGATTCGCTTCATCAAATGTATAATTTCCGAAAGCAATCGCCCCGCCGATGAGTGTGGGAATCAGTGTGGCCATGGAAGTTGCCGAGCCTCTGGTAGCTCCGTCTGCATAGCCGAGTTCTGAACTCCCCCTGAGCCTCTGGAAGATAGCAGACGCGTCTTCCTTGGCAATCAGACCTGCGTTGACTGCGCTCATGATACGATCCGAATCCCCCGCAAAGAACAAGATCCACCATTCATCGATAGTCTTGCCGTCAATCGGAAAAGCGAACAGGTCGTTCTCTTCATCAGGCTCGTTGATGCCTTTTTCCTGTCCGATGGTTGTTGTCTGCGCCGTATGTCGGTTGAAGCTTACCTGATCCTCGGCAAGCAGTCTGAGCTCTTCCAGAAACTCTCTGGTGATCGGATCGAGCAGGAGCCTGCGAGACTCCTCCAAGGATTTCCTCACGTTCGCGAGAATCTGCTGGCCTGTTGCCGTGATCATGGATTCACCTTTCATCGCGTCGACAGCCATGATGGCGATCTCCAGTAATTCCCGATCCGCCCTCTTCAGTCCGCGCAGAAAATCCTGCTGGCTTTTGCGGATATAACGGCTTACCAGTGATTGCCGAATCAGGAACTGCTTGAATATCTCTTTGTTGGTCATCGGTCAAAATCCCAGTTGCCGTCCACCATCTTGCGATAGACCGTGATGGCCTCGCTCCATTTGTACGCCCTGTGTACTTCAGTCCACACGTTGTTTTCGTGTTCCTGTACCTCTGGGGTCGCCCTGATCCGAAAATCAATTTCGGAATACATCAGGATGCTAAATCTCTTCCAGTCGAGGTTCACGGTCTGATCTCCACACCTCGAAAGGCTTGTCTGTCATTTTATTTCTATGCAGATACGCATGATAGTCCTCAAGCGTCATGCCTCCTTCACGCATCAGGGAATGAAGGATCAGCGCATCCTGCGGAGTAGCTCCGATATCAAGGAAGTCCGTATTCGGATTGATCTTGGTTTCTCCGCTTGCTCCGACCCAGTTCGCGGCAGACTCGACACTCAGCTTCAAAGCTTCAGCCCCTGTTCTGGCTATCGTGCGGATCGGAGCCGTCTTCACCATGGAGCGGGTTTCCAGAGCCTTGCCTGACTCGACGCCCGCTTTATCGAAAAGAGTAACACCGAGAGCTAAAGCCTCCATCTTGAGATTCTGCTGAGACTCGCGCATCTCGGGAAGTCCCAATCCGTTAAGTTCGACAAATCCTATTTTGGCTTTGTCATTGGTCGAGTAGATGGCTCCGTCTGCACCAAGACGTTTTTCCGCTTTCATCTCATCGTCTGTAAGTCCTGTAGCATAAAAGGTTCCCTGACCTTGCTTGTACAGGCTATGACGGTAATCGGCATCGCCTCTGTAGTAGGTCAGGGAAATGTTGGATTGGTCGAGAAGGGG